CCCAAAATCGAGAACCACCACCGACTTATTGCTCTGCGTCGAGTTGTAGATCAACGCACCACGGGCTGTGAAGGACGCCGTAGCCCACGAGGAGTCAGCAAAATCAACGTAGGCCGTTGTACCGCTAGAGGTAGTGGTGGCGCTAGTCAGGGTATTACCGCCAGCCACGTAGGCTGTACCCGTCGTATTTGTGATCTCGTTCGTCGCGCTGTAGACCGTCGTGGACGCATCAAGCGTGGCCGATGACGTATAGAGCGCGAGCTTAAACGTGTCCGCCGTGGTGGCTGCGCGGATCTGCGTCGTCGTAAAAGCGTGGGTCGCCGTCAGAAGCTGAAGCTTGAACGACGTACACATGAAGTTTCCGGTAAAAGCCATTACAGCCTCCTGAGATGTTCGGCCAGCGTTGGATGACCAGCTTCTGCCACCAGATAACTGACCGTTGATCTGTCGCACTTTATAGCACGATTTATGTGTTCAAGCACAACAACCTCAATCGCAGCTTTGTACGCCAAAGCCTGATCGCGAATAGCGGGATGCGTCGTCTCGGCAACCTGAACAATTCTGTCAGCCGCCCGCCTAGCCCAGAACTCGGGAGGATGACCGCCGTTGTCCGAGGTTTCAACATCAACTTTGAAGACCTGTGCCTGCGCTGCTTGTACGTGCATTTAGGTAGCCTTTATTCTAATGAGACCATCACGGTAAGAGTCTGTGTCTTCTCGGCCCTCACCAAAGTTTTTCAAGCGAGTCAGAGCCTCCGCAAACCTCTGGTTATAGAGGTTCAGGATTTCCGGTTCTCCCTTCATGTAGGTGTACGCCTCGAACAATGCCCCGTAAAGAAGCGCCTGCTCGGCGTTCGTCCCAATCCATGTCGTTCCCGCCGTGACAATCGACTCCGGGCTGTACCAGTAGTGAAGCTCGGCGGTCAGCGCCGCGTTTGGTGTCGGTGACAGAAGGAAGTTGTTAACGTCGAACAAGGCATAATACTTCGGGGTGCCCTGCGCGCCCGTTGGATTGTACTCCTGAAGGTACTCTACATCTTTGTTAAGCAAGAAAGTTCTCGTCCCGCTGACGACAACACTCATGCCAAGGGGCGCCCGGAAGTCGCTTGGGACAGCCATGTATGGATTGCCCGCTGTCATCGTTCCCGTATCGTTCTTGCGATAGACGGCCAAATCAACGGAGTAAAGGATCCGCTCTTCGCAGTTCTGGATGAACGTGTCGATGTTCGCGACAAAGCTAGTCTCACTGTATTCAGTGAAGTCCTTGATCGCTTGAACGAGGGTTGCGTAGGTCCAGCCCATTAGGTGATCCTCACGGTAACGATGCCGATAGCCATAACGCCCTGAAGGCTGGTGTTCTGGATGAAGGGGAAAATCTCCTGACCGACAGGAACATCCATAGGCTCAACCCGAGATGGGCGCGGCTCAAAGATAGCCTGCGGTTCAGTCGGGGGATAGATGGGGTCCAACTGAGGATGTTTCATTTCCCAGCAATGGATGCAGTTCTTGTAGCCATTCCATTGCTTGCGCAGGCTGCGGAATGGGTACTGAAACCCGCACCTATCGCATAGAGCAATCGCAACTGAGCCTTGGGTGTATTTAGCCATGCTAAACCACCCTATACCAATCCCTCACCGGGGTGAGCGTAAGGGACGCCCGATCACGGTCCTCGCTCATGGCGCGGTCAAACTCTTCCTCATACGCCGCCTTGAGAAGCTGGATCCTGTCAGGAGCCTTCTTCATGGCGATGTAGTAGGCCAACCCCGCAGCAAGACATGGGTAGAACCGAAAGGGGACTTGAACGGTGTTCACGCCAGACGAGGCATCGTCCATGCGGACCAATCTGTCAACGATCAGGTCATACTCTTGGTCAGGAGTAGGCCAGAGGTACAGGACCGGCGTAATCATACGGTTAATCGTGTACTGGACAGGACGGCCTGTCGTGGTTTTGTTCGGGATATTCAGGTAGTAGTCGCGGCTGATCCGATCAACCGTCAAGTCAATGTTGGCGATGCTACTACCGTTGTTGGGCATCTGAACGACAACAGTCAGGAAGTCGATGACAGATGCGGGAAGATTATAGCTGGCGCTGGTCTGATCCACCGGGATCGTAACACGCTCAATGGTCCATTGGTTGAGGCCACGGTTAGCCCACTCGGCAAGCAAAAGGTTCAAGCTTCTGCGAGCAGTGCGCTGGTCATACCCTGTACGGATCTCCAGACCACACCGCTCATAGGCTTCCTCAATGTACTCAGCTACATCGAGTTCGAACGTCTTTGTTCCCGAGAGAGCCATATTAACACACCGATGTGGACTTCGTGCGAGCCATACCCTGACCCTTGGCCGTCACCATGCCGCCGCCAGCCTTGCAAGCCATGCCACCTTCGGCAAGTGCAACGCCCATGCCGCGAGTAGCAAGACCGCCACCACGAAGACCCTTAGCAGATTTCTGCGTATCATGCTTTACGTCGGCAGCAGAAGATTCCCATTCCTTCATAGTCATTCCCCTCTTCTTGGCGAGACGCTTGTCTTGGGCGACATCCTCCTTGGATCCCTCCCACATGCCGATGTTCATTAAGCCTGTAGGTGATTTGCTCGCCATGACCTTACCCCTTCTTGGATTTACCAGCCTCGGACAAGGCGATGGCGATAGCCTGCTTGCGGTTCTTGACTACTGGACCCTTCTTGGATCCTGTATGCAACGCACCAGTCTTAAACTCGTGCATCACCTTCTTGACCTTGGATTGAGCCTTGGTGGGCTTTTTCATTTCTTCTTTCCCTTGCCTTTACCCATCACAATCATGATAGCGAGGCCGCCCTTCTTAGAGGCAGAGCCACCCTTCTTAAATGAGGGGGTCTTGGAGGGATCTTTGTTGCCCTTCTTGGCAATGCCGCCCTTCTTCATTGCCGCCATCGGTGCAGCAGCCATTGGCATTGCAGGAGCCGCAGCCTTCATAGGCATATCGGTCATAATGTCGGGGGCCATACGCTGACCCTGACGCGAAGCGCCCATCGCCCGCTTCTTCATGCGGGCACCAGCAACCTCACGCCCAATTCCACCACGAGTCATAGCCATTGTATTTCTCCTTAATAGAGCTTTCGCATTACAAGGATGATTGTGTAGGCATCCCCGGCAGAAGCATCGAGCGTGGTGAACAGGATGTTTCCCGTCTTGCCCGTGCCAGCATTGTTGTCCAAACCACCGAAGTCATCGAAGTTCATGGTCTGAGCGAAGTTCTGCGGAAACGTCAGGATGGTGACGTTTGTTGAAGCTCCCCACAACAGGCGAACCTCCATGCCATGCGTCAGTCCATAGATCCTGTCGATCTGGACGCCCGTGCAAGCCTTACCCTGATAGGAAGACAAGGTGGAAACATCCACCTTGGTCACAGCGGACTCACCCGTGCCATCCGAGGCATTGGTGAACTTCATTACAAGGACCTTATCCCCCTGAAAGAGGGTCTGTGTGGCAACTGCGTCAGCCATCAGAGCCTCCTATTAGGGGTTGATGACACCGGGCTGAACGTAGCTGACGACTAGATAGCCAGTACCTGTACCAGTGTTGGTCGAGGTAAGCTTGATGCGAATGTCGGTTGTGCCAACATTGTACCAAGTGCCAACACGGGTAGCATCAGCGCCAGCCGTAGCAGTGATGATGCCGAGGGTGCCACCAGCAACCGCAGAAGCAGCCGTTAGGGCCGTAGCGGAAGCGGAAGTTCCGATGCCAAGGGTAGAGGCCACGCCGCTCCAGACAACGCCCACATAGAGCTTGATGTCGGTGATCGTGCTGCCAGCAGGAAGAACGATGTTGGTTGTGTAGACGCCATCCGCGCCGGGACCGGCCTGCGTAACAGCTTCCGACTGCATGAGGACGACGTTGCCGGTGTTGGCAACATCCTGCCCAAGGGTCGTGCCAGTCGTAAACTTGATTGGACCGGCCTTAATTGGGCCGGAAAATGTTGAAGTACCCATGTCGATCTCCTGTCGCGGGGTGTCTGCCGGGAGGCAGTCAGGGACATATTGACTATACATGAAAAAGGGGCCGGTACAATACCGGCCCCTTCTGTCTCGGGGTGTCCCAGAGGCGATTAAGCGCCGGGAGAACCATACATGGCGCGGGGGTCAGACCACCCGAAGCTGTAACGCTCGCGGGCCTTGTAACGGACGTTGCCCGTTTCAAAGTCGCCTTCCATCGCCGTCTTGATGGGCGAACGAACGAAGTGCTTCATGCCGTTCGGGGCGTCGGTCTTGATGAACCAAGCATCCGTGTCGGTCAGGAAGTGGTTAACGGTGAAGCCCTGAGGCATATAGCCACCGGACTTCAAAGCGTTAATGTCGTTGTCGCTTGTCGAAACGCGCTGCTCGGACTTCAAGATACGCTCGGCAGTGAACTGAAGGCTCGGGGGGATAATGAGCTTCATGCCACGCAGAGCAACCTTCAAACCACGCTCGTCGATGAACCCCGCGATGTCGATCAGAGCCTGTTCGAGAGAGGTCTCGTTCAAATCCGCCGCAGTCGCAAGAGTGTTCGACCAGTTGCCACCACCAGTAGTGGGATGCGCGCTGTTGATGAGCGAAACACCGTCGCCGCCCGTATAGCTGGACGAGAAGGCGTTGTTCAACGTAGACGCAGCAGTCACCTGTTTGGTGTTGGACATCGAGCGAGCCAGCGCACGGGTGTAGCGGGCGCTGAGTTTGTCGTAGAGGTTATCCTCCACGGCTTCCTCAGTGATCGCAAAAGCCAGCGCGATGGTATTGTGGGTATAGCGAGCCGTGAAAGCCTCACCAGCCGTGTCATACACGATGGCCGCGCCTTCACCCTTTACAGGGGCCTGACCGAAGCCAGACAGCATAACCTCTTCCTCAAACGCACGATCCGAAGTCTCCGTATCGAAGATTTCAGCATGTTCGTTATCGTAGCGGTCGTACTCCATACCAAAGAGGGCGTTGAGGCCCGGCTCCAGTTCTTTAAGGAGTTGTGAACGAGTGATTGCCATTGTTCAAACTCCCTTTAGATACCCGCACCAGTACCGTTAGCATTATAACGGTAGAAGTGGTTGTTGAGGAGGACGACAGCCAAACGACCGGCAACCGAAGCATCGCTATTGGCAGGAGTATCCTCGAAGCCAAGAATGCGAAGGTTCAGGGTATTGGTCGTGTTAGCCGTCGAGACGGCGAGCTTGGCAGAAGACAAGCCCGAGACTGTGCTGCCGCTAGTGGCGGTAGCAAAGTTCGCGTTCGCGTGGATCAAAGAGTCCGCCGCAGCCGCATCGCAGTTAATCAGGAACGTCTGATCGGGGTGTGCCGAAATCGTCGCCGTAGCGATGGAGTTGGCGTACACCGCAGAAGTGCCGGGCCAGAAGGGAGACCACTTGGGCTTACCCGTCAGGTCGATATAGTTGCAGCCCAGAAACGCACCCAGAAGCGGGACAGTACCGCCAGCAGCAGCGCCGACGATATCAACCAAACCGTTCGCCAGCGGGATAACAGGGGTTCCCTGATAGATCACGCTGGACGTACCGGCAGTAGCCGCAGTCTGGATAGAATACACAACGTCACCGTTGGTATTCGCACCGCTTCCAAGCATACGATACGGGCGAAGCCCGAACGAGGCATTGATATTTGC